TCGCGCAACGAGTTCCCCCCGTTATTAGAACAAGTGTTCGATATTAAACGGCGCCGGGGGTATCCCCCGGACCCCCAAAGGCGCGACAGTGCCTCGTTGCACTCGGCGCTCATCTCGCGCCCAAAAACATCGTGTCGGCAGAGCCGACCCCAGTGCTTATTATCCCGTCCCGGGATGTATATACACTATCGCATCAAAATATTTTTACAGTATTTGCGGGATGCTCAGTGTCGGAATGTCCGTATTTACCCCATATATAGGTGACTTCAGTCACATTCTTTATATTATAGCGTTCGCTTTTGCTTTTTGAACGGGTTAGTATATATAGACGAACGAATACAACATAGTGAGTCTATCTCGCTGTGAGGGGATGGCTTATTGCCATCCACGAACCGAGGGGTTAGCGAGGCTTGCTAAGGCAAGCCGAGCGATAAAGGGGATTTTATATAAGGTTTTTATAAGGGGAGTTATGGCAGCGGGCAAAGGTAAAGAACATCACAATGTGATAGCCTTGAGAGAGGCAAAGTCTAAGGTTCTAGAGTTCATTAAGCAGGGACTTAGCCTGGATGATGCTATCTCTAGGGCAGACCGCAAGCCTGATGTGATGAAGGTTTGGCGCCAAGACGCTGCCTTTATGGCTGAACTTGAGAAGGCTCGCCGCGAGGGTGAGAAGACTCTTAGCATTGTTACAGGGGACGCTAAGTTTAAAATCGGCTTTGAGGAGTTCTCAAGAGAGTTTCTTGACAGCCCGATATTTGCTCATCACCGTTCCTGGATTGACGTCCTTGAGGGACGTGAGCCAAGTTACACCCACGAATCCATGGTCTACGAACCTGCCAGCCCGAAGCGTTTGCTTATCAACGTCCCGCCTGAGCACGCCAAGTCTACGGTCATCACAGTCAACTACTGTGTCTACCGAATTGCCATGGACCCGAACATTAAGATTACCATCGTTTCCAAGACTCAGGAGCGCGCCAAGGAGTATCTCTACTCCATCAAGCAGCGCCTCTCCCATGAACGCTGGGCTAAGATGCAAGCCGTCTATGGCTCGGCTGGTGGATGGAAAGAGGATGCGGATACTTGGAAGGCTGATAGGATTTACCTTTCTCGTGATTCTACCGAGAAGGACCCGACAGTGCAAGCGCTGGGAGTTGGTGGTCAGATTACTGGCGCCCGTTCCAACCTCATCATCCTGGACGACGTTGTTACGACTTCAAACGCGCATGAGTGGGAGAAGCAACTCCTCTGGCTTCAGAGAGACGTAGTTACCCGTCTGGGTGATAATGGCAAGTTGCTGATTGTGGGAACGCGTATCGCGTCCAATGACCTGTACCGTGAGATTAGGAATCCTGACCACTGGACTGGTGGCAAGACTCCCTTTACCTATATGTCCATGCCGGCTGTATTGGAGTTCAATGATGACCCCAACAAGTGGGTTACACTGTGGCCAAAGTCTAATATTCCCTGGGAAGGTTCGGATGAGAATATCCTTCCCGATGAGGACGGTCTTTATCCTAAGTGGAATGGGCCCGCGTTGTTTAGACGACGCTCTGAGGTTTCCCCGTCAGCGTGGGCTTTGGTTTATCAGCAGCAAGACGTCCAAGAAGACTCCATCTTTCCACCTGCGTGTGTCCAAGGTTCAGTCAACAGGATGCGAAAGCGCGGACCACTAAAGCCTGGAACACCTGGACATCCTGATGAGGCTGGGCACTGGTATACGATTATTGGTCTAGACCCTGCTATGGCAGGTAATACCGCTGCTGTCGTTATGACTGTTGACCGTCAGACTCGCAAGCGTTACATTCTAGATGTTGAGAACATGCAGGAGCCAACTCCTCAAAAGATTCAGAAATTGATTGAAGACTGGGTGGGTAAATACCGCCCTCAAGAGATACGTATTGAGACCAATGCTCACCAGAAGGCTTACGCCTTGGATGAGAACTTACGTACTTTTCTTGCTTCTAGTGGAGTTAGATTCTCTAGTCAGTTTACTGGCAAGAACAAATGGGACACTTCTTTCGGTGTCGCTGCAATGTCCGGTCTCTTTGGGACTGTACGCAGTAATACACACCAAGATGATAACCTGATTGAGATTCCTTCTCAGGAAGGTTCCGAAGGTATCAAGGCGCTCATCCAGCAGTTAATAACCTGGAAGCCTGACACTAAAGGAAAGACAGACTGCGTAATGGCACTCTGGTTCTGTGAACTCAGAGCCCGAGAGATTATCGGCAGTACAAGAATCAGTCAGAGTCACATACCAAACAGATGGGCTACAGCCCGCCAAACAAGTACTCGTTACGTTGTAAACGTTAACGACTATGAATTTGGAACCGAATAGGACAATAATGGCAGACATTAAAACAATTGCTAGACGAGTTGATGCTATGAAGCATCGCGCCTATGAGCGCGACGTTCAAATGGGCAACATCTTGTCTGTGCGTAAGGGAAAGATGGCAGAGGTCTTCCCTGACATGTTCCCTACAGACATGCCTAATGCCATGATTGCTAACTTTATTGACGTTGCTGCCCGCGACCTTGCGGAAGTTCTAGCACCGCTACCATCAATTAACTGCTCTACTACTAACGTCACATCTGACCGTGCTAGAGCATTTGCTGATAAGCGTAGCATGATTGCTAACAACTATGTTTATACATCACGCCTACAAAGCCAGATGTACGCTGGAGCAGACCAGTTCTTTACTTATGGATTCTTGCCAATTCACATTGAGGCTGACTGGGATTCTGACCTGCCTCGCATCCGCGTAGAAGACCCTGTGGGCGTCTACTATGAGCGTGACAGATTTGGTCGCCTAGTAGCATATGCAAAGCGATACAACAAGAGCATTGGTGAACTTGTAAATGAGTTCCCTGAATATACTAATGCAATTCTTGGACAATTTGGTTTTGACCAGAATCTGAATGCAGACATTGAAGTTATTCGCTATATGGATAAAGATTCAATTGTCTTGTACATACCATCACGCAAGAACCTTGCTCTTACACAGGTTAAGAACCCAATGGGCAAGATGACAGTTTTGATTGCTGAACGTCCATCTATCGATGGAAACCCACGTGGACAATTTGACGACGTTATGTTTGTACAACTTGCTCGTGCACGTTTTGCTAACCTTGCTATGGAAGCGGCTGAAAAGTCAATCCAAGCCCCACTCGTTGTACCTGATGACGTCATTGACTTGCCTATGGGTCCTGATGCAATCATTCGTACAACAAATCCTAATGGCGTTGGGCGTGTCCGTCTGGACATTCCCGCTGCTACTTTTCAGGAGCAATCAGCACTCCAATCTGAATTACGTCTTGGTGCTCGATATCCTGAGGGTAGAACTGGAAACATTGACGCTAGTGTTATCACTGGTCAAGGTGTCCAGGCACTTCTTGGTGCCTTCGATTCTCAGATTAAGGCTGGTCAAACAGTTCTTGCTGAGGTCTTAGAAGATGTTATCAAGATGTGTTTCGAAATGGATGAAATCCTTTTCAACAAGGATAAGAGTGTCAGAGGTGTAGCACAAGGTACGCCGTACGAGTTAAAGTACATGCCAGGCAAGGACATTAAGGGCGATACTTCGGTAGAAGTCCGATATGGCTTGATGGCTGG